TGAATATTCGTCAGAATGTCGGTAACTACACTCTCTAATCACGGGTGGTTCTATAACATTATCCAAGCACAAACTCTTGTGCTTGGATATGGTATTACACTCAGGGATCTACCCGTTGACAGACTGTTAGAATATTCTAACCACGTTGCGGCTGCACAACAGTTTTGTAATCTATATTATGGTGATATTCATCAGATTAAAGATTTAGAACGATACGTTAAAAAAGAATGGGCAGAATATAGGCTTGAACTAAGCAATGAAAAACTAGAATGGTTAGATCCAGTACATGGAATTAACCTCAAGGACCTAGAAAAGTTTGTTGCTGATAGAATTGTCAATTACCCATATGATACTATCAGAAAAGTAAAGTCAAAGTTTCTCCCGTTTACTATTAATAACCCACTACTATTCTCTAACATCAATTCCAATCCTGATATGTTTTTGGAAGAAGTCAAGTTGACAAAAACTAAATAGTAGACTATAATACACACATGACCAAATACGCACTCATTGATACCGCAAATACGTTCTTCCGCGCTCGGCACATTGCATCACGCAATAGTACAGTTGACGAGAAGGTGGGTATGGCCTTACATCTTACATTGGCTAGCACTAATCAAATCGTTAAACGTTTTGGAATTGATCATGTAGTGTTCTGTTTAGAAGGTCGCAGCTTTCGTAAGGACTTGTACGCTCCGTATAAGAAGAACCGCGTAGTAGATACAATGTCTCAAACAGAGGCAGAGGTTGAAGAAAACACCATGTTTTGGCAAACGTATGATACATTTTGCTCTTACCTTAAAGACCGCACAAACTGTAGTGTATTGCGTGATCCTAAGGCTGAGGCTGATGACTTGATTGCACGTTTCATTCACTTGCATCCTGAGGATGAAATTTTTATCATCAGTTCGGACACGGATTTCGTACAATTGATTTCACCCAAAGTCAAACAGTACAATGGCGTAAGTGGTGAACTAATTACACTTGAGGGATACTTTGATGATAAGGGTCGTTCAGTAAAAGATAAGAAAACTAAAGAACCTAAACTACTTGAGGACCCACAATATCTGCTATTCAAGAAGACCATGCGCGGTGACGCAACCGACAATATTTTCAGTGCCTTTCCCGGTGTGCGTGAGAAAGGTAGTAAGAACAAAGTTGGATTGATTGAGGCATATGCTGATAGAAATAAACAAGGCTACCAGTGGAACAATCTGATGTTGCAACGCTGGTCCGATCACGAAGGGGTTGAACATCGTGTGCGTGACGATTATGAACGCAACCGCACCCTAATTGACTTGACAGCACAGCCCGATGATGTTAAACTATCAGTAGATACAAACATTCGTGAGGGTGTTCGCAGAACTACTATTCCACAAGTGGGAATACACTTGATGAAATTCTGTGGCAAGTATGAGTTGAATAAAATTAGTGATAATGCAGAGACATACGCAAAATGGTTGAACAGTCCTTACGTGGGTGTACTAGCGTGAATAAGATTTTAATTATATGTTGCTTACTATTGCATGGTTGTGCGGTAGTAGCAGTTGCTGATGCAGGTGTTACTGTAGTAGCGACAGGAGTGAAAGTTACAGCAAAGGCAGTGGGTGCAGTTGCAGATGCAATTATACCCGGGAAGTAATGATTGAGAAAAGAATACAAGAGCATAAGAAAGCAGCCGAGCAATATGTTAAGGACAATTTCCCTAATCTAAAACCTACCTATAAAAGTTACCAAACTAAAGTAGATAATAAATTTGCACAGTTGATTATTAATGATTGTTGTGCTATAATTATGCAGGCTTCTACATTTAGCGTATTACCAACACAGTATATAAAATCTATTAGAGAAATGTTTGATTTTGAAGATGAAAATAACTTACCAAAATAGTGACCCAAAGTTTCGTATTAAATCAATACGATTCGGTGATCCAGGCTTCATTATGTATGATGAACGAGGTTTCAGCACTATCCCAAGGGCTGGCTTTGAAATCAGTCGTGAATGCCCTGACAATTTTAAGCGTGTTATACTTGAATGCATACAGTACAAATGGTTGATACCAGTAGCACATATGAAAGAGTCAGAGTGGATATGGGAAAAATTAGGAGAATAAAATGAAACTGAAAATTTGTGGAATAACATACGAAGTACTGTACAAGACACCTGAGGAAATGCAAGGTAATATTGGCCTTGCATTATTCAATAGTCAAGAGATTTGGATTAACGAAACCTTTACTGAACAAACTAAAAAGATTGCATTGTGGCATGAAGTATTGCATATACTGGACCATGCCTACAATCTAAAGATGACAGAAGAACAGGTTAAGTTTCAAACTCACGCATTGATTGCATTAGTAGAAGATAATCCAGAGGTATTTAGTAATGGCACAACATAGTAATTACTGGAGTTGCACCCCTTTCGCTGATTGGGTTCGTGGAACTCCCAAACTCAAGTCAGGCACTAGTGAAGAATGGAATGATTGGGCTAACAACACCAAAGGTTATAACCCTATTCGTTTTTGGTTAGCTGAGGAAGGTCTTGGTAAACTTCAAGATTTTGTAACTTATCCTATTAGAAAGATTTATGATGTCAAGTATTACATTAATAACCGATATGTTACTCGTACTCATGCTCTTACCGCACATCATCGTGATATTAAGCCTGGTTCTTGGAGTGATGTTGGCAGTAGGTTCCTTCCATGCTTATTTAATGAGTTGGTTGATTTTGTCGAGGTCGAACAAGCCTGGAGCCACATTGCGTGGGGAAGCAAGGAAGATCGTGCTAAATATGATCCTCCTTTCTATGCTAGTGGTTGGTGGCGTTGGCGCACTTGGCGTTGCAGTCAAGCAGGTATCGATCATCTTGACTGGGCAATGACTCTTACTAATAGTGATTGGGTTGACAAAAGTGATCCCGACTATGGTAAACCTACTAGTCAAGCACTACATGCTAAAGAGATTAAGGAACTTTACACATGGTGGACAGTTACATATCGCAATCGTCCTGACCCATATAAAGCAAGTGGCTGGAGTGAATACTGTGAAAGTTTACGTAACAAGCACGGTGATACTTGGCTTGGTATGAGTGCAAAAGCACCTGATGAAATAAAATCTCGTGATAAGGCTCATAAGTTGTTAGACAAGATTGAAAAAGCCTACGATAAAGAAGATACTGAAATGATGATTCGTTTAATTAAGATTAGAGACAGTTTGTGGACATAATATGAAAAAAATTTACTACGAAAAGATCGGCAGGAAATATGTTCCTGTTGCTGAATACGACAATGACTTGCTAGATAGTTTTCCAAAAGGTAGTCATCTTGTGATATGCTATCCAGGTGGGCAGAGCCGTAGATACAACATTGATCCTGATTATGCTGCACTGATTGCTGCTGCTCGGGTGGCCGAAGATGCTATGATGCAAGCCATGCAAAAGGCCAGTGAATTGCAACCAAAGCAAACTCCTATCACTGAAGGTCAACGTAAGGCATGGAAGAAACTGGCCAAAGAGTTTGGTGATGAACTTGCTACTCTAAGTGGTGCCTCATCATACGACATTGCTCAAGCAGGACTCAAGGCTTTAGAAGGTGAAGCAGCTAAGATATTGACTAACCCTGCTGTAAAAAAGGCTTATGATCATTTCTTGCTAGTTGCTGAACTGACTAAGTAATAGCCAAAACAATAGACAACTATTGCATTTTCTGTTATACTGTATTTTTTAACAAAGGACTTTTTATGTTTATAATTCTCGTGGGTATTTTTGTAGGTTTGCTAGTAGCAGGTGCTATTATTTTTGTGTCAGAATTTAAAAAGATTGCGTTGGGCGTACTTACAGGTGTAGCAATCATTCTTATATCAATTGGAATTTCGGCATTCACTGTAATTAGTGCAGGGCATACTGGTGTACAAGTTACATTGGGTGAAGTCAATCCCTTGCCCTTGACTGAAGGTGTTCACTTTGTGAATCCAATCAGTTCAATCAAGGATGTAGATGTTCGTCTACAGAAAGCAGAACTAAAAGGTGCTAACGCAGGTACTAAAGACTTGCAGGTTGTGCATACTGATATCGTAGTGAACTATCGTCTTGACCCGCTCAAAGTACCGCATATCTACAAAGAGTATGGTCTCAATGTAGATGAAAAAGTTCTTGGTCCTGGAATCAATGAGGCTTTTAAGAGTGTGACAGGTCACTATACAAGTGAAGAATTGGTTACTAAGCGTGATTTGGTTAGTCAAGAGATATTGCAACACTTGATTACTAAGATGGCTCCGTTCAATATTGCTGTAAGTAATATCAGCTTGGTAAACTTTGGATTTAGTCAAGCATATCAACAAGCAATTGAAGATAAAGTTATTTCTGCACAGAAAACTGCTAAGGCACAGCAAGACCTGGAGCGTATCAAAGTTGAAGCAAACAGTCGTATCGCACAGGCAGATGGTGAAGCTAAAGCTATTGCGATTCAAGCGGCTGCTATTCAATCTAACGGTGGTGCAAACTATGTGCAACTGCAATGGATCGAAAAGTGGGACGGTAAGCTGCCTACTACTGTGTTGGGCGGTGATTCAAAGACCTTGATGAACATC